CAATGTAGTCCATATTACGCATGAACAGAACTGCTTCCAGACCGCTGACGTTGATACCTTCGGACAGGATGCTGTGATGGAGCACCACGAACTTCTTAGAGGAATCCTTACCCCAAGCATTTAGAGTGTCAAAGAATACCTCACGATTGACCTTCTGACCATCAATAATGGCACCGGTCTTGGAAGTAATGTACATCACAGAATAACCACGTTCTGCAAGTTGATTACGGAAGTCAGATTCTGCCAGAAGTTTGACAATCTGCTTGGTAGAACGAGCACAGATAAGAATCTTATCCAGTGCATTTTCATCAATAGTGTCAATCAGATTCTGGGAATCACGATCGGCAATCATCTGCTTGTCCTGTACCATATCAAGTTGCTTCACAACAACTTTAGGAGGAAGGATGTAACCTTCTTCTACCAACTTAGGAGCAGGAACATTGCAGATGACTTTACCATAGACCTCAGGATCATTCATCCCTGGTTTGGAAATAGTAACAGAGTGCTTAGGAGTAGCAGTGAAGAAGTAGCAACGATCAGCATCAAAAGCAAAGTGTTCCGTAGCAGGGAAAAAGTTACGTTGAACTGAGTTATGTGCTTCATCAAAGTAAATGTTGTTGACTTCAATATCCGCATCAATCAGACGATGCAGAGAATGATAGGTGGTGAAGATAATAACATTCTCACCAGCAGTTCGTGCAGTGTTAGCAAACAAATGAATCTTTGAAGGATTCGTGCTGCTAAAGTGATGAGTCTCACCACTATGAACGTGCATAATGTGAGTGTTGGTAGTGTCAATGTGCTCCAGAAACTCAGAGCAAAGTTGTTCTGCCAGCAGAATACGAGGAGCAACAACAACGGTAGTCATACCATTGTCAATATACTGGCAGTTGACAATCAAATCGTGGAACATAACTGGAGTTTTACCACCACCAGTCGGAATCACAATCTGACCTTTCTCATTGACCAGCATTGCATCCAAAGCATCTTGCTGGTGAGGACGCAGTGTGATGGGCATCGGTTCCTGTCGAATACCTTGTTATTATAGCAGAAAACCGTCCCTGGTGCGACCCAGTGGACGGTTTCATAAATGTCCTATAAGAGCTCAGACTCTCATCTTCAACCCAGACAAAGGTATTCTACACACATTTAATACTTGTGTCAAGCGTTTGTTCTCATAATGTATGCAAGTGCCCAGAATGGAGGTAAATTCTCACCACCAGTTAGAGCAACACCGACTTGTGCCGTTGTTGTAATACCAGTTGTTACATTACTTGTTGTGGATGTAACACCAACATTAGAATCAACAACTTCAACACCAGCAGTACCTTCTACGATTGTTTCTGTTGTTTGACCATCATAGCTATGAGCATGTCCAGGATCACTAATAGAGTGACCGTGAAGTGGCAATACAGCATCAGCTCTACCACCAGTGACATCTACAGCATAAGATCCACCAGCACCAAGAACAAATCTATCTCTTAAATCTGGTGTTCCATTATTTCCATCACAAAGTCTCCAACCATTTGGAATACTTGCAATCGAACCAGACCACATAATAATTGCACCGAGAGGAATTCCTATTGGAGCAAATGTGTTAGAATTAATGGATACTTGAAGTTCTTCTGTAGTTTTATTGAAAATAAGTGATCCAAGTGGTACACCATCTGGAGTAACCTTTTTAGATTCTGCATGACCAGTTAATCCCGATGATACTCCAGGATCCCATAAATTAGAAACTATATCCACTTCACTTTGTGTCAGTGAAGGTGGAATAAAGTAGGAGTTCATTGTGGTTGATCCAGTTCCTACATCAAATATACTTCTCGCATAATAAGTATTGATACCAACCTTAGTCAGATACTTATTACCACCTGGAAGGAAACTTGCCGGAATTAATCCACCATTTGTCGTTCCAAATCCTACCGTTGGTTGACCAACACCAGGAACCATCAATATATTATTGGTTAAAAATGCTGCCCCACCAGTAGTTACTTGAAAGTTTCCATAATCTACATATGGAACAACTGCACCATAGTCGATTGGAGTGCTTGGAATAACTCGATCATCAATATATAAAGATCCATCTGCCTTATCGGTAATTACTACTTTTCCTGCGGTGTAAAATCCATTTTTTGACCAGATAGAACCTTCTACATATCCTTTTAAGAGGTCTGGTCCGGTTGGGAATCCATTACTATTAGTCGTTCCGATACCAACTTCACCACCAAAAAATCCAGTGCCTGCAGCAGTAACACCTTGACCAACAGTAAGATCATTGCTCACATTCAATGCATTGAATGTACTAATTCCACTTAATGTATTGAAGTTTTGTTGATCCGAAACTGGCAAAGAACTTCCATCACCAAAAGTAACTTGGAAAGCACCAGATCCAATGGTCATAATGCCAGCAACTTTTGCATCATTGGAGACAAACATATCCCCACCGACTTCAAAGTTTCTCGTAAGTGAAGTTCCACCACGATTGACTCCTACTTTTCCGTCATAGGTAACTTCAAACTGTTTAGTATTGTCATACTTGATATTAAAACCTTCTGTGGTCCCTGCACCAGTCCCCTCATGAAGATTGATACTCACACCACCAACATCATAGTTATTAATGTCTAAACGTCCTGTACCGGGGGTATAAAGGAGCTGAGCACTACTATTACCGGCACCAACAGATTGACCAATACTTATTGAAGAATTTTCATTACTTGTAAGAACAACACTTGCCGGAGAAGTTTTGTTAATTCTTAAATCTTCAAAAGTTCCGATGCCAACATTTAGGAAATTTGAACTTGCAAAAGTTGATGAAAAAATACTCGCAGTAATAATTCCGGTTGTATTTGCACTGAAAGTATTTCCGATGGAAGTGTTTAAAACAACATCTCCTGTTCCATCAAAAGATGTTGCCGGTGCCGATATCGGACCATTAAGTGAAAAATTTCTCGCAGTTTCTAATTGAGTTGCAGATTGAGCAACACCAGTTACAGATCCCGTAATTGGACCAGAGAATGATGTGGCAGTAATAATACCACCAGACATTGTAATTTGAGATCCACCGACATTAAGAGTGCTTACTACCTCAAGTGCACTGATGGTTGATACTCCAGATGAATTGATATCGGATGTAACTATATTAGGAAGTCTTGCATCACTGATAGTTCCAGTAGTAATATTTGCCGCATCAGAAAGATTATTTGCTGTTGTGGCTGTTCCAGTCACATCTCCAACAAAAGTTGTTGCAGTAACAACACCACTGATTCTAATATTTCCAGAAGATTCGATGGCAACACCGGACTCTGTGAGTGGATTCTGTCCGATTTGTAAAGAATATTCTGGATTTGTGGTTCCAATACCAATCGATCTAAATGTATGTAATCCAACTCCTTGTGCAACCCATCCAGTTGTTGAGAGGGCAAAAATGCCGGTTAATCCAGATGCATCTCCAACAAATTTTGTAGCAGATATGAAACCAGTTGTTGGATCAATAACAACATTTGATCCTACTTTAAGGTCTCCATAGAAATTTGCAGTCTCTGCAATACCTAATGTTGTTGATGTGGTTAATCCCTGGACTTTAACTGCACCAGAATTACTGCCATAAACATCAAGAAATTCTGTGGGAATCGAAGTTCCAATTCCCACCAGACCATTTGCATTTACAATAAAATTATCATTATCAACTTGAACACCATTCCTAAAATTAAATGACTTCCTAATATTTGCCATTATTATAAGCTTTAGAGTTATTTATCTTGTAGTTTTTGCTCAAGTGCTTCAACCTTACCAGAGAGTTCCTTAAGTGCCTCTACAAGCAGAGGAACAACCTTATGGTAATCAACAGCAAGATATCCATTATCTCTTGTTGTAACTGCCTCTGGAAGGACTTTCTCAATTTCTTGTGCAATCAATCCAACATCATGACCTTCTTTATTAGAATTTTCATTCCAATCAAATGTATTACCACTGATTGAAAGTACTTTTACAAGAGGGTCATCAATTGGTTTGATATTATTCTTCAATCTTTCGTCTGAGGTCCAGAATGCAGTGATATCATCAGTGACCAGAAGTTCACCAGTAATAGAACAACCTGTTGAAACTGTTCGTAATTTTTCTCCAGTATTACCATGATAAAGTATTGCACCTGAATTACCACCCGAGTATAATTTTAGTTTTGGATTCCAGGAACTATCAAAGAATTGGAAGGCACCCTGACCAGTTCCACTATTTGATTTGAATATCAGTGGACCATCACCAGCATCTTCAATTAAACTTGCAGAGTTATCTGTAATTGTTTCTCCCGCACTATCTAATTGAGAAGAGAAGTCTGCGATGTGTGAAATTTGTAAGTCATTACTATTACCAAAGTTCAATTCCTTATCATCAGGGAAGAACATACTTCCACCAATATTTACATTAGAAACATTAAGGTCTCCTGTGATATTAACCCCAGTTGAAGTTGTTCGTAATTTTTCTCCAGTATTACCATGATAAAGTATTGCACCTTGATTATCACCCGAGTATAATTTTAGTTTTGGATTCCAAGTTTCATCAAAGAATTGGAATGCTCCTTCTCCACCTCCACCATTTGATTTGAATACGATTGGACCAGGACCATCATCTCTGATTACGGTTGCTG